AGTCAGCCCACCAGTCCGGATATACATCCTCAAGGTATCCATATACTTGATCAACATAGCTACCAAAGTAGTTATTGCTATCCCCAATAACCACATACGGATTAAATGTAGTAAGCGTAATATTTGCTTCTTGCATTTGAATCCACGCTCTGATACCAACGTAGAACGGATCATTGCCATTAAGGACTATCTCTGCAGCGCTTGAAAGAATAGCAGCATAGCCAATAGCTATATCAGGATTTTGGCCACTCAGCGAAATATTTGCGGAAGATATTGTTACTGCTGTAAAGTCGGAAACAATTTCACAGCCATCGACAATATCTTGACGTAAAATTTCTATTGGTACATCTTGTGATGTTGTATCAAAATCGCCTCCTCCCCATACAGCAAAAACGAAAGAAGAATCCGTTTCTGTTGTATCAAAATCACCACCATCTCCTCTTCCTATCCTTGTTGCAGATATCCCAGGCGTCCAGTTAAGACCATTCCACGTAAGAGATTGTCCTTTTATCGGCGCTTTCGTTGTAGTATCGACATCTCCAAGTTCATCTATTTTAAATACGTTTATTGTCGACGGTATCCAATTCGTTCCGTCCCATCTCAATAGATTATTAATCGCTGGTACAGACGTTAATGTATCTACATCTGTAAGATCATTAATGCTATTAACTCCACCAACCTCTACTGGGGTACCAGCAGAGTCAAGCGTGTGCAGTGTAACTCTGCCAGAACTTCTTCTTACAATAAGTTCGCCAACTAATATCTGATCCGTTCCGCCTAAAGCTATGGCAGTATTAACCGACGCAGCAGAATCGGTCGTGTTTTTTAATACAATTCTGCCAGGAAATACTGCCATCTATAAAAGACACTCATTAGTGTGCCGTCTTGCTTTAAAGTTGTTCGAGTGAACGCAACTTTTCTCGTAATAATTTGACTTCTTTCATGGCATCTTGTAGTACAACTGTCATAAGTGGCACTATTTCTGCTTTATTAATTTGCTGATATAGTGGATTGCCTTCGTCATCAACAGCATCTTTTTTGCCCATAACCGCATGCGGTACTATTTCTTGTAGCTCATGGGCGATAAATCCATCTTCGTAAATATCTATCCCTTCATTATATTTGAATCTGACCGGATTAAGTTTTTCAAATCTAGCCTTTGCATCTACTCTGTCGATCTCTGCTACTTCTGCTTGGTCTCTGAATTGACCAAAATATGATGGATCCATAATAGAAAATTGTGTCAGTAGTTTACCTGTTATCAAGTGCTTTAATCTTTGCTTTTAATTCATCTATTTCGTTTAACAATTCTTTAATTCCTGCAGCCAGTAATGGTACCAATTTTTCTTCATGGACCACTTGAACATAAAGATTACCATTATCATCTATCCCAGGCATTCCATCAACTGCTTCCGGTGATATTTTTGATATATTTTGTGGATCAAAACTGGATACACTAACTCCAGACTTAAGTCTAAAATTCCTTGGTTCGATACTTAATATACGATCTATAACATTCTCGACTTTTGATACATCTCTTTTTAGCCTGTAATCAGAATTACATAATCCGTAAGCAAGGAAGCATCCACCAGTTGCATTGCATGGGTCTGGGGCGAACGGAGATGTCGTTAATATAATTATTTCTACTCTAGAATTATAATAACCAGCAGTCCAGTATGGATTGCCCGGAGCAATATAACATTGAAAATATGCTGGATCATCTGGCTGAGCCCCAAATATGCAATATCTTGTGCAATAGCAAAGAATAAAACAATAAAAGTTTTCCCATGGACACAAGTGTGATTTGTAAATCCTTTGAGTTTTATCGTTTAGTGGTGGAATGTTACAGTCGCACATTTGATCACGCATACACCTCTTTCTATTAGTTCTCGGATCGCTTCCGCATATTTCACACTCGGGACAGTCTGTGCTTGATTGACATTTACAATAATCTGGAACATCATTTTCCGTACAAATTTCCCATATTTCCTTGCATTCATTTGTTACATCATTGCATATGCAACCTTTTAGTCGTCGTGATGATCCTTGTGGAACATAGATATCAGAGCGCAATTGATAAGATCCTCCACCAACCCAGTCTGTAGGACATTTTTGCCCTGTTGGCGATGGTATTATTATTGTTGTGCAATCAAAGGATATACAAGGATCTTTTTCGCATTTACCACTCTTGCAAATATATCCATCTGGACAATCTGGATCTCCAGTGCATCCGCACTCTCCATCTATACATCTAGAACCGTTTAAACTCCCGACGCAATCGCTATTTCTAAAACATATTTTTTGGCATTTACCGTCCTTGCATTTATAACCTGGCTTACAAACTTCCCTGCCTCCGCATAGTTGAGGACCAAAACGTCCGCCTCCACATGCTCGATCACAATTATTTCCTGCTGCTTTGCGCGCTATTTCTGTGCATGGAACATTTCCTGAGGCAGGTACGCATATTTTTCCACTACTTCTGTATACTTGCTTGCCATCGGAATCCTCGCAATCGCATCGTTCCATATACGAGCAACATGCTAATCCATTATCTGGCTGATCCCAGCCCCCATCCGGTCCGCAGTCTCTACTATTTTCCGGATCTGAACACCAGCATGGAGAGCTTCCACTAGTATCTGGTACGCATTGTGAAAATAAGGGAAATTCTTGACATACCTCGCATTCGCTACATGTTTTCTTGGCACATCCAGATGCATCAAATCCAAACAATGCATTAAAGCTTTCACAAAAGCTAATGCAATAATTTCTAAAACCATCATCACAAACACATTTTAATTTACCTGTTGCTGGATCTACTCTACATTTTTTTACACCATTACAACATGGCTCATCCGCCGGATCCCCACAGCCAGCAGTAGCACATCCAGTAGTTCCTCCACAACGGGCTCCGTCAGGCCTATCTTTATCACCGCATCCATCACTTGGTGAGGTTTTTCTGCTTACACATTTTCCCGCAAAGCAGTATTGGCCAGATGCACAATCTTTACTAAATGTACATTCTTTCTTTGGCAATAATCGCTTAAGGCACTGATTAAATCTGCATTCGTAGTTCTCGTCTCCACAGTCGTAGTCATTATCGCATCGCAAAAATTGCGGTGATGTTTTTTTGTTTTTATTGTCTCCGAATAACATAGTACTAAACCGTAGGAGTTATATTGTTTGAATAGAATTTTGTGTGCGAACTAAATGTTTCGCCTGTTGACCTGTCTAAATAAGAGTAAAATAACAATGCTCTCTTCCATTCTAACTGCATTCCAGTATTAACTGCAATATATAAATCGGCATTTGTATAAGACTGATCTCCTGTATGATAAACGCAAACTTGACCTTGAAATTGTGGTGTATTTGAAACTGTTATCCATACAGTATTTGAATAATAAGTTGTATCTTCTGATGGCCTAACGGTATATGAAGCCGGAGGTATTTCGTTGACTATATTCGCAAAAACAAGACTCGTTAAATTTTGAGTTCTTGATATTCCTTCAATATCTAGCATGTTTTTACTTATTGCCATTAGCTTATCCTCAGGAATTTATTGCCAGACTGATTGACTATATAAAGTTCAACAGAGTCACTTGATGGATCGTAGTAACCAACTACTTGACCGACTGGCCTATTTGGTGTAAATGCAACTCCAGGATATGGTCTTTGAGTTAAAATTTCTATTGAAAAATCGTAATTAGTCTTAATACTAGAAGAGCCAATTTGTGGTGGATTAATTGCCATACTAGTAATCGCTAAAATAATAGCCGCTGCTAAATGAAAGAGTTACGCTATCTCCCCTTTTTAAGGATGTAAATCCCTTAGGAATCGTAGTATACTCTTTGCCATTATATCTAACTTGACCAGTACCTCTACTGCCAAGTTCAAGCCAGGTTGCAACTACTGGTTCATTAAGTGAGCTTTTGATATAAGATTTTTGCCTCAATTCAACTTCTGTAATTCTATTGGCTTCTTGAACCTTTAAAGTAGAAGTTAAGAGATCCATTAGACACTATAGAAACCGAACTGTTTAATGTTGAAATAGAATGCCGCTTGATTGCCATTATTTAATGATACAGCGCTTGGCGTCTGAGCAACAGATACAATTTGTCCGCCACCAGTTGTTACTGTTCCTGCAGAAAAAGCTAAAGAACCAGCCCCTGAAGGGATCGCTCCTGCAGTATATAGGTCAGATGATTGTATCTGTAAAATATCGCCAGCGGTATATCCGTATCCAGCATTGACAATTGTCAACGTCCAATTACTAAGGGCGCCACCGCTACCGTCAACTGTAAGATTTACAGTTAATCCTTTGCCACTGCCAGTAGTTATAACTGGTAAGTTTGTATAGGTTCCATTTATGCCAGATGTTGGCTTGGCTGTTTTTGAACCAAGGGTTAGAATGTTTCCATTTCCACGAAGGAGAACTACATGTGAAAAATCAATATTTGTTAAACTGCCATCATGACTGAATATCGCAACCTTTGCAGCAAGCGCAACACCATCATCAGTGTACGCAGATATGTCACCAGTCTCATATTTTATTATCTTACGTATATAACCAGCCGTTCCTGACGTTACCTCAAATGTCTTAAAAGTTGTATCATTTGTAATACCTGGCTGATAATTAGTTCCAGGCGCATAAAATAAAGCAACTTCAAAATATTGGTTAGCGAATCTATTGGTAACCTGAGCAGTTAATTCCGCGCTAGATATCTTGGCTGCGATCGTCATTGTAGTTGCCGAGACGCAGTAGTGTTCCTATCAGGAGAAAATATCCGGATCAACTACAGTTGCAGTTGCAGTAAGCACAACTCCATTATACTCAAGTGGAATATAACCATTCGGACCGGTATTTAAAATATCATTTTGAGTAACTATAAGCCCAGATACATAGCATGTAAATGTTTGTTCGTGAATTGAATCATAGATGCTTTCTGCTGGTGTATAATATATTGCATCTCCATTTGTGCCAATTAATGAGCTAAATGTCATATTTACATCAATATATGCAGCATAATTTCCTGTATTAACTACTGTTTCATTATCAACAGTAATCTGACCTGGGCCAACAGGCGGCGTAGTTCCAGAACCCATGTCGGGTCTTGAGTCACCTACTAGGTTTGATGGGTAAGAAACAGTACCATTCGAGAATCCTACCCACACACCATTCGTTGCAACAATATTTTCATTTTGAGATACAGACCATGTGCATGCATCCATTCTCATTGCAATAAGTTTATTTTGAGATGGATCGCAATATCTAAATGGCATACCAGGGCGCCAATTGGTAACAATTGGTTCGCTAAGGCATTCTGCTATTTGTAGACCATAGGCATCTCCTTTGATAAATTTTAATAAATAATTTGAGTAAGTATTTACTACACTTGATATCGATGCATAAATAAGCGGAATTGGAATTTGCTCTTTAACCTTATAGGGTTGTGTAAATAATGTTAAATCAACATCTGAATTTACTATTAATTCTATTTTTACTTCCTCGGTTGAGCTGGTTGGCGAATTTACTCTATCAGGGGCAATTGGAGTTGTAGTAATAGTTGTAGACTTAGATTCTTCCACTGTTTTTATGCCAGCCATTGCATCAATATTTGCTTTTAGACCAGCGCCATTCTGAGTAGCAGCGCTTGTATATGTTGTTGTTTTAGTTACTTTCCAAATTCCTTCTTGATAGTATTCTTGGATTACACTTCTAGATCTATATTTTTGCGTTGTAGAAAGCGTTTGAAAGCCTTGAGGTACTCCATTATTCGTTCCTGAGCGCCAGTCTTCAGTACTGGCAGCAGAAAGATAGTTTTCATAACTATCTGTTACAGTCTTAGTTAGTGATCCATCAGTACTATAATAATTTAATTGCTCACTAGACGACAGAAAACCAGTTTCTGTTCCAAATAGATTACAGCCTCCGTTTGGATTACAAAATGTTCCATTTGCGGATTTGCACCATGCATAGTAATCAGCGAAATATTGCTGGTTAGCTTCTATTAATGGACCAGTAGTTTCGGTATATTTTCTTGATAATTGCCCACCAACTGCATTATATTCACTTCTGGATGTCTCAAGTCTTACTGCACTTATAGTAATATTTGATTGTTCTGCGCTGTAATTATCATTGCATGATCCATCATTTGACGGCCCGGCAGCAGGCTCCGGTGGGTCGTTACCGCAACTACCGCCGCCAGAGGCTGATGCCCCAGAAGTACCACTCAATTCGCCAGGAAGTTTTCCATCATCACTCGCTCTAATGAATGTAACTCCAGGATATGATAGATAATATGTTGATTTATTCTCTGACAGATCAACTTTGCCAGTATTATCTACTGATACTCCACCTGGAATAGGAACCTGATATGATAACTCAATAATGTCAGGTATAGGATCTGCGGCAGAAAGAGGGCTTACATTAAGTGCAGTAACTCCGAGAACAGAAATCCATTCTCCAGCCATTGTTCCATAAGAAGAATCAGTTTCAAAAAAGAAACCAGAAACAAGATTTCCTTGATTATTTTGATATAAATACTTACCATAAGAAGCGAATGCAGCAGAAATAGCCTGATATGTTTGCTGCGCTGGATCAAGTTGAACAGGAGAAAGTGGTAATAACTGGGATACATCATCTAGCAATGCATACATTGCTAGTTTACATCCAACTTCAATCGACACAGTGCCTTCTTGTGTATTCCAAGAAGTTGAGATGACATACAGATACCCTCTTGGATGCCTTACGGTTGAGCCATCAGGCATTTTTACATCTATTGTTACAAGATTTGCTCTCTTGAAATTATTTCTATCATAATCCTCTATACTGGTTGCTCCTAGAATTTGGCCAAGAACAATAGTTCCAGTCGTAGATATGAATCCGTTCTTAAATGCGCTAGAGTCAGATACTGTTAAAGAGATTAACTTTGAACTATAATCTATTCCACCAATATTGAGTGTTGCAAGTCTAGCTTGATTAACTAAATATTTCATATCAAATTTCCGTTAAACCAAAAGAAAGTGATGTATATTTTGGACCTAGTCGTGAATAGCTTGGAGCCGTACTAAATACAGCGCTTGTATCAACAGTAGTACCAAATGTTGTATCAGTAATTCCTACTGCGGCCGCCAGCCCGTTGGATCTATCAATATCCCAATCCTTAAACATTTCATCAAAACTTTCTGCTGTGGTAGTTAGAATAACTGTTGATATGGCCCAGATATATTTTTGAGTAAATGCTGGACCAGTAAGTATTGATGCCCCATTTGCTGAAGCCTTAAAAGCAATTAGATTATTATATGTACGGCTAAGTTCGGATCCGCTAAACTCCGAAAATAAGAAAGAATATGGCGAGCCAGTACTAGGCGTATAGGAAACTCCTATTTGAGACATCCTAGGTCAGCATACGTCGTTAGTGTGCCTATCTATATTCCTGCAAGTTTTTTATATTTGGCAATATTCTCTTTCGAATAACCATTTAACCATCTATGTTTTCCGCTTGCTACAATAGCTTTAAACTCATTAGAAATAGAAGCAAGATGCTCATATGTTTTATCGTATTTATCAAGAAGAATTTGCAAAACTTCATCTGGCATATTAGCACTTTTTGCATTGTTATATCCAATTCGAATATATGCCAATAAATTCATTACCTCTTCTTTAGTCATTTCCATTAGTTGACCTTCAATCACGCCTGGACCGGAGGCTGAAATAGCAGCCTCCATTAGCATGCTAGCATTATCTTCGTGAGTTCCGAAAAAGTACATAGATCTATTGAGACAATTAAGAATACCTACGTCGCTTCAGTTTAGTAAGCTCCACAAGCATGTCAGAAGCCTGGACAGGCTGGGAGGACTCGATGGTCACCGTGTTATTGATCGTTCCTCCAGAGCCTATTATCGCCCCTCTGAGGACTCTCTCCATCCTTCCCGAAAGTCCACCACTTGGTACGGCGGCCTGCACTCTTGTTGCTACAGATCCATTGACATTAACACCACCAGCGGGAATATTCATCCCAGATGCAATATGGGCTGGAATAATCGTACCGGAACTGGGCGGTCTCCATTCGGACCATGGTGATTTATTAATCCAAGAAAGTTTACCGCTATTGCTAAGAAACGCCTCTTTACCAAATTCATTAACTGTAAACAGTTCACCAGCGGAGACGGGACCACCAGCAAACTTAGGCGGCGGCGGTGGGGGATTTGGGGTAGGAGGAGCCTTGGCTCTAGATAGAGCAGTAGCATATGCATTTGCTTTTGCAATAAGTCCATTCGGTCCGTCATACTGAAGGATTGTTTGCTTTACTGCCAGTGTGATATTATCCTGTTGTCTCTTGGCAGCATCCATAGATCGAGCCGTTCCGTCAACGGCCTCTTTAACCCCCATCTCAAATCTTTTTGTTGTATCCTTTGCGTCGGCAATTTCTTTTTCAAGTTTTTTCTTTTCTTCAGCAAACTCTCTCTCTTTTTGTTTTTCTTTTTCTGCCATATCTTTCTTTTCCTTGGCTTGATCTCTTTGCATTTTAAGTTGTTCTGCTGCCATTTTCTTCATTTCTTCTTGCCACGCTCTATCTTCTTTCCTCTCTTTTTCCTTTAAATCAGCCAGTGCTTTCTCTTTTTCTTCTTGAATCCTCTTTTCTTCAGCCGCAAACGCCTTTTCGTCAGCCTGGCGTTGCTTTTCAAGTTTTGCTGCCTTTTCATCATTGGCCATGCGCTCTAGTTGGGCCTGGGCCTGCAGTCTTTCTTCTGCAGTTTTGCCTTGGGCTGCTTTTACTTTCAGTTCTTCAACCTTGAGCAAGCTAAGCGCCTGCTCTGATGCTGTTGGATCTTTTAGACGCGCTAACTCTTCGTCATAATATGCTTTATTTGCAGCGCGTAGTTTTTCTAGGTTTTTAAGTTGAGCATCATATTTTTGTTCTATAGCTATTTTTTCATCTTCCAATGCCATCTTCTCTTCATCTCTAGCATTTTGCTTTGCAATCTTCATATCTTCTAGCGCTTGTTTTTCGTTCTCTTGTTTTGCTTCCATGTCTGCTTTTTCTTGCTCCATTATCGCTTTTTGCTTTTCGTATGCCTCTGTTAAAGCTTCAATCTTTTTCTGATTTACCATCTCTATGATGGCTACTTGTTGCTTCATTGTTTCAAGTTGCTGCTGAAGTGTTTCATTTTCTTTCTGTGTATTGACGACAGCCAGTCCAGATGCTTGAGCTTGCTGGTCGTATTTCGCTTTCAGTCCTTCCATTGCCGTGATTTTTAGTTGAATACCCGTTATTATTCTCTGCCTTGCCTCTTCCTCCTTGGCATCACCAGCAGCATTCGCTTCGAGTTGCGTTTTTCTTTGTTGTAATGCATTAATTTCCGAATTAATCGCACCAACAATTTGATTGTAACGTTCCTGAGCGACTGCCGTTGCTTGCGCGTTTCCTTGTATTCCTGCAGTTAGTTGCTGAAAACCCGTAACCCCTTGACTAAGTTTCTGATAGAGTTTATCGAATCCTTGATCCACTGCTAGTAATTCTTGTTGATATGAAGCGGTTTCAGCGGAAGTGAGTCCAATAGAGCGCCTTAGCCTGTCTAGGGCTGCTTCAAATCCACCGATTCTATTTGCAGCACCTTCCCACCTCTCTTTATTAGTATAAATTTTCTCATTCAAACCATCGACGGAATTTTTTGTTCCACTGAGTATTTGATCTAATTCGGCATTTCTCTTTGCATAATCTGCCGTTGCTTTATCAGCCTCTTTACTCATCTGCTTAGCGGAATTCAAAGCAACACCAAACATCACAACTGCTGCGATGACAACACCGAGTGGTGACGCCATAAATGCGAGGGTTGCTGCCAGCAATTTTAATGCTCCAGTCAATAGACCCGTTGCTACAGCAAGCGCACCCTTGGCAGCCGTTGCAGCAATGGTAACAAGAGTATTAGTAGATGTTGCTGCTGTATTAGCAAGCCATGCAGCGGTTTCCGCTGATTTCGATGCAATGCCAGCCGCTAACGTAGCCAGTAGTCCAGTCCTCGTGCCTGCATTGGCTGCATTAGCGACCGAATTAGCAGTGGTGGCTCCTGTATTAGCTAATGTAGCAGTTGTATCCAAGCCCTTAGCGACAGCACTCTCCGCGTCTGCCGCTGCCTCTACTTGGCTGGACAGCGCATTGGCTCCCTCTGCTGTAGTATTAGCTGCCTTAGCGCCAGTATTTGCCTCAGATGCTAATGTATTAGCGTTTTTTGCAGCAGTCTCTACTCCTTCGGCTGCTGCCGCACCCAGTGTGGCTGCCTTATTTGCTTCTATAATTCCCTTTTCTACAAGATAGGCCTGGGCCTTGGCTGCTATTGCCGCCGTTACCTGCATAGCGGTCTGTGCTACGGAAGCCAAGTAGCCGACGATGCCGATCGCCATGATGCCACCAAGGACACTGCCAACACTTACCCCGGCCACAGACAGCGAGGTAAAGCTATTTACCAATCCAGCCACTGGATCGATTAAACTAACAAATGTACCAGTAATGCTGGTAATCATGTTATACATGTTAGCAAATGCACTAACAATCGAACCGATTGCTCCCGCAAGAAGTTTTAATGTTTCGCTCTTCGAGAATGAAGCAAAAAGGTCTGCAGTTGCACCTTGAATAACAAAAATTGATTCAACTAATTTGTTAAATTGGCCTGATAATTCTATAAAGCTAAGTTGATTCATTGCATTGATTTTATTGGTGACCTGCTCCAGTGTCGGGCCAACCTTATCAAATAGCGCTCTGGCTGCATCTCCCGCACTCATTCCCATCATATTGAATAGACTTGAAACTTTGCCCATGTCTGGGATTGCTTTTTTAAGTACATCTGTTGTGATCTCCCCCGCTTCGACCATCTTGCTTAGCTGAGCAACGCTAACGCCAATGGCATTGGCTAGATCTGTCCTGAAGGCGGGATCTGCTTCAGAGATCTGCTGATTCAGCTCTTCTGCCTGAAGTGTCCCTTTGCCAAATGCCTGAACAACGGCGTTCATCACACGATTAGAGGCATCAGCGCTGAGGCCAAACGCAGCAAATCTAGAGCTTAAAGCCTCTGTTATACTAGAAACATCACTAATACTTCCTCCAGTTGCTGTTATAACTGGTGTTAATTTTTGAAAAGAAGTTAACGTACTATTTAAGCTAACACCAAGCGACGTAGAGATCCTAGCAGCCTCGCTGAATGCCCTCGCTCCACCCTCGGCGCCCTGTCCGATGGATTTAAAGGTTAATTCAAGCCCTTGTATCTGCTTCAGTGAACCGGTCAGTGCATTGAATGCAGCAGTGATCTGCTGTACAACAATAGCAACACTTTGAAAGGTGCCGACTAGTCCTTGAATACCTTGAGAAAATTGTGAAAGCCCAGTATCTCTAAAGGTATTTTTGATATTATCGAAGAATCCACCACTACTGACTTCGCCAAGAACTCTTTGAAGTGCTTGTACTCGCTGGTTCTGCTCAGCCCAGTCGTTATTTATTGTCTTAACAATTCTACCGTATGAATCTAACGATGTTTTGAATTTACTTAATTCATCCCTGACTTGTTTTGCTTGATTTACTTGTTGCCTAAGACTTGTAGCGCTGTCTCCAGCTAATTTATTATTTTGCACCCATTGCTTTCTAGTAGCATCAAGTACATCATATACCTGAGTTACTTCTCTTTTTGCATTCTTAAACCCAGAATCATCAACCTCAAATACAGTTTTTACTGTTTGAGTTACATTGCCAGATCCAAACTTTTTCTCCCATTCCGCCTTTTGCTTGTCGGTAATATTATCCCAGTTCGCCATCATGGCATTGAATTGCCGTGACGCTTCTTCCTGGTTAACCCAAAGATTTACTTCCTGTCTTATCGGTTGAGTCATTCCGACAGTGATTTAGCATCTTTCTAGAATGCCTAGAAGAATGCATTAAAAAACCCCTCTAAAATCGAGGGGTTGTGTATCCTACGGACTAAAAATCAGTTAACGTCAAGAGAAACGCGATAGGGGCCATAGCCGATCAAATTCGCTTCCCAGGACACGATAGAACCGGCCTCAATCGATTCCGTATAGCCACTAAGCATTCCGTAGCCATAGACGGTCTCTGCCGTGCCCACGGGGCCCACACGGACGAACTTGACGCGCAGAGCGTCGGCCACAGTGTTCTGCTCGGTGAGACGCAGAATATGATAGGCGGCATCCTTGAAGTCAGCCACGCCGGCCAGGGACACGCTCCAGGACTTGGAGGTCGGGATCGACAGGTTGAAGCCCTTAGTTTCGTTGTCGTAGGTAATGACTTCTTCGGCGTTAGTATCAGTCTCCAGCGAGGCGTTGGTCAGACCGATCAGGCGGGCCGGCTTGTCGGTGCCGTTCATCGCAAAGGTGCTACCCTCTGCGTTGAATGCCGCATTCGAGTAGCTAATGGTGTCACTAGAATTCACCAGAGATGCAGTGCTAATGAAGCCACCGGCGCTAGCATTCTGAATAACAGCGGTACCAGTGTCGGAACCGGAGGTAATATCAGTTCCAGTCTTCGCGTATGTAAATGTCGAAGTCGTTGGAACATCAATAATAGTAAAAGTGCCGTTGATACTGGTATTAGTAGTAGCAGTAACGACAACGTTGCTACCTACGCTAAAACCATGAGTAGTGCTGGTAGTAATAGTAACGATGTTGTCGGCGCGAGCAACGTTACTAATGTTCTTACTGAGCGGGGTTGAGGACGAGATACCCTGACTGACGCCAGTGAAACCGGTATCAACGTTTGACGCAAGCAGCGGTACGATGTAAACATCATAGCCGAATGCGGCCGAATAGTTTGCCATGTGTTGGTAGCGGGCCCAGACCCAAGCGAAACAACAGAGCGGGTGTCCCGCTATAATTATTCTGCCAAATTAACCTATACCAAGATCGTAGAATTACTTGGTATTGTTACCATTGTCTGAACAAGGCTACCTAAACCTTGTGATGTTGATAGAGTTTCAATAGATGAAGCATTACTAAACATCTCAATCATGCGTCTTGCTGCTAATGTCATTGTAGTTCCTGTTGCTGGCGGCCAGATAATAAGGAATATTTTCCACATAATTACGGCCTCTGATGTGTCGGTAAGCCAGTCTTTTCTCGTTGTGTCACCTGCATCATGAATAATTACCTCAAGGCCTGACTGGCTCTTTAATTGAGGTAAATTCTGTCCTGGTGTAAGGATAGCTATAGAATCTACTTGCGTTCCACCTTCAACAAAAGTATATGTTCCAACGTAAGAAGAAAACGTTGCATCTCCAGTCAGTGTGTCAAAAATTACCTCTGGACTACTAGCAAAACTTTGTGCCACTATTTTTGCTAAATATTCTTAAATAGACTGCCATATTACCAGTTGACGGGAAAACTATTGCAGAATTTTCGGGAGACGCCAGTGATCAGGCATATTTACGATCATTTCCTCCCAAAATCCACGACTGACAACTGATCGGATGACTGCTCATAAAGGTGGGGTAGACTTTTACCCTTTGTACGAGCGTATCTCTGATTATGTTTTCAATATGTCAGCCCTAACGCGACGAGAGGCCCGCCGCCAGTGGCGTGATTCCATCAAGGAAGCATGGTGTAATCGCTGCGCTTACTGTGGAAAACCACCCATTGATAATAGTAGTTTAACAATAGATCATATCAGGCCAAAATGTAAAGGTGGCGAAGATCGCACAAGCAATGTAATTCCCGCTTGCGCGCAATGCAATTCACAAAAAGGCTCAATAGACTGGGTTGAATGGTATAGGATTCAACCATTTTATTCTCTCTACGGAGAATGGAGGATAAGGCAGTGGTTGCGTTCTGAGATAGCTGATTTCGGGCGATGGGACGAAAATGATTCTAAAATAGTAGATAATTATGCCTCTGATTTGCTGGGAGGATGGCCAGATGGAGCATAACTAACTACGTCAAGTACTACGTCTTCTTCGGCATAAAATTTTTGATTAATTACTGGAGTAATGATACGAATCTCCTTTCCGCATGGAGATACAAGGCTTCTGATTGATCTAGACGCAGTGCTCTGAGCGATAAGCATACCTTTGCATCCCTGTGGTGAAACACTTGGAGCTAGTATAATCACATCGTCACCAATAAAAGCAAGCAATTCGGGTGGATTTGCTTTTACGCTAACTTTTTTCAGGTCATGAAATACGAATAGTGCCCACGTAGGCAGTTGATTCATTTGAGTAAGTTTCATTGCTGCAGCGCCATATCTAGAAGAAGGCAGCGATTCGTCACTCCTTTCTGCATAGAGATAAAAGTCTTCTATATTAAATGGCTTTCTTTGCTTCTTCCTGTCTCTATTTAGTTCTGCTGTCTGCATCATCATCATTGAAATTGGGCGCTCAATCTCATGAAGTTCATTTTTTCTTAATATTTCAAGGGATGTAATAGCGTTTATTACATATTCATACGGTAATTCCCAGTAATTCTCCCTTGAAAAGTCAGGATCACCGGGAAAACCGTACTTTAATCTCCAGTAATATTCATCAAATGGTATCAGCCATCCACTTCCTTCCTCCGACGCTTTTTTTCGATTTCCTCAACAGTTGGCTCTTTATCATTTTCATCTTTCTTGTTTAATTGTTCAATGCGTTCGATTGATTTAACTAATTCATCTTTATAAAGTGCTGACAGACCAGAGATGATATCAGGATGAACATCTAAGATATCGTCCGGAGTAATATCCGAATTTACACGATGAATCAATAGACATAATGCCTCTACGATTTCTGACTTTGTTTGCATCATAGACAGACTGCTCATTGTTTCAGCGATTTCATCCTGGAAATCTTCCATTGCTTTCTCGCTATATTCTTTATTTTCTGGACTGAACTGTCCTGATATTGCCTCGATAGCAATGGCATATGCTTTATCTAATGAGATGGAATATTTTGCACCAATCTTTCTGCTTAATTTGATGACAGCAGACGTTCCACGGTCCGATGTTTCAAATTGTTGGGTAAAATTCTTTTCTTGAGCAGAGAGATATCCCCTCCGTTCGATCTCAATAATACCAACTTCTTCATTGCCAATTCTTTCAATAACAGGACTAAGTCGCGGCCTAACTACAAAAGGGAGCTTTGCCATACCGATAAAATAAGCGAATTAGTATACCTTTATATTCTATCTAGTGCTTCCTGATACGCTTTGCCGAAATCGAATTGCTGAATAGGACCATTGCCCTCTAACGTAGATGTGATCCAAGGCCGTGCTGGAACATATACTTTTTGAGCATTGACATTGCCATAAGGCACTATATACCCGCCGAAATGTACAATACCAAAGTACGGTACATCATAGGATATTTCTATCGTATTTCCATTCATTATTATCTTTCTTGAAGACATCAATTTTCCCGTATCGATAATATCTCTAGTTCCGTTCTCCCATGCCCATATCGATGACTTCATCGCTGCATCCAATGCCTCTCCAAGTTTTTGAATTATATAGTCAGATACTTTTGCTGCTCTATTTATTATTTCATTTTCAATGCTGTCGAATGCGTTGTCTGGATTTGCTTTTCCAAGTTTTATCCCTAGTTTGTACATATGAGGTATATCAAGACCATATTCACTCGTCCATTCCTTTGGGACTTTAGGCATTAAACTGTCTGGACTTGGCATCCCTTGCATGGTTAGTTCTCTAGTTCATTGCCAGTTATCTGCAGTTCAACGCCACCGATCTCAGAATAGATAATTTCGTCAATGCCAAGACCGCCAAATACACCAGAAGATCGCTCTATCTTACCCGTTAGTAACGGATCATTCCCGAATTGTACTTGTACCTGATTACCAGGAAGCATCCATGTCTCTTGATTGCTAAGAGTTATCCATGAGATGCCAGTAACGGTTGTTGTTCCTAGTATGAATGTATTCGCAACTGTTGCATACTGCAGACCATATCCTCTATAGTAGAATTGATCACCCGCTGCACCCGGAAGCATCCTGCCTTCCAGTTGACTCTCGAGTGGTATCTTTTTAGAGCCTGACGACACGCCGCCGTACTGCGCTCTCTTCAGGTATGCCTTTACAAGATATTTAGTTGATGTAGCAGATCCAATGCGCCCAGAAGTAACCGTAGGCACACCCGGTCTAGTAAATAGTATATATGAATTAGCAATACCCAGTAGCGGTGACGCCATCCACCCGGTGCCTTGATCGATCTAGTATTCCCTAGCCATGAAGGCATGCTAGTATTATGATCTGTCAATCATGACCAGCCATGAATGGCCAACGACTGAAATCATGGGAATCACCCAGGAGCGGCCCACAACGCCCCAAGAAGGGCAGAAAGAAGCCTCAGGCAGTCCGACAGCGGAAGGCAGCCAGAAGGGCCTTACTGGACCGCCTGGCCATCGACAGCAGGCAGGTCGAATGATCTCTTTAAGAACTCCATATTTCTTACACGCATAGCATCATCTCGACAGAAGCGGCAACTGGAGATACCTCCAGCAGTCCACTTAGCATACGCACTATTCATCTCCCGTGGCTGCTGGCATCCATGACAAAAGACTTTCATCATAGATGCCCCTTCAACCATCTCGATCAGTGAATTAAGCTCCTCCGAGTTCTCTGGATGCTGCATCAGTTAACTCCAAGGAGCGATAACCAGACTAAAAGAATAGCCTGACTAGCCACAGTATACCCATGGCTGGCCAGAATGGCAACCCAGGAACAATTATAGTAGCTAATTTAACAATAGCTAAAGATACTAAGAATGCAAGTACTAGAACCAAGATCGCTACAGACGGCGTCATCTCTTTCTTTTCTGCTTTTAGCATGCTCATGATCGAATAACTGCTGCACTACCGCCTGTATTATAGCTTGCTCCATTAAAAATAGGACATGATCCAAAATATACACTTAGATCACCCCTGATACGCTCCATCTCGCGCTCTGGTGAATATCCTTCACCCGCCTTGCCCGGTTCCCATTCTAGTACATCCGCTTTTACTAATGTCTTGCCATTGCTTTCCGTATTTAATTGAACAATCTTCGCATAGGCATCCTCATATTCGCTTATTAATGATTGAATCAGATCGATCGTCTCTGGTGCATAGTCACAAATATCATTCATACACATTGTTATCTGATCTATCGTATATCTGGAAAATACTACCCTTAATGCAATTAAAATACTCGCTGGGTCAGTATCCGTCCAGCCACACGCAGTGTTTAATATGGACATAATGCCTGCTGGTTTATACCAATAATATTCCGTACCCAGTATACTTGTAAATAAATCCTATGTCAATGCCCAAAAACATCTCACCCAAGAACGGTATACTCGATCCCGTAGCACTTATGATCGCTGTGTATTGCAAAAACGAAATAGCTACTAAACAGATCCTTAGAGCTATAGCAAATAATACAAGCCCTGACTCGCCTTCTCCTAAGACAATAGTATCCAAGACTCTTAATATCATGAACCCAAACGCTAAAGAATGGGTAAAAA